CTAAAAATTAAGCCCTGTTATTCTTTTAATATTAGCAAGCGTTCCTGCCGGTATATCTTTTTTAGTGCACTTAACAGGGCAAATAACCCCTAAATCATTTATATATATTTCGTGCGAACCCGTCGTGTGGTCTAAAATATAACCATTTTTTAAAAGAATTTTAACTACTTCTTTGTAAGTTTTGGTGTTAGCCATACAGCCCCCTTACACTTATTATTGTACGTATAAAAATACGTATTGTCAAGAAGCATTTTTTTATTTTTGTGAATTGCCTTCGACATTCTTTGCGTCGATAAATCCCTCGCTTAGTATATAAGCAATCAAGGTTGCTCCCGACATTATTATGCCTGTTATTTTTTCTACGTCGGCTTGTGCAAAGTTGAGGGTAAGTAGCAACGCTGATACAAACCCTATTAATGCCATCCAGAATTTCCTGCTTGATAATTTTCTTTTCCAATCGATTTTTTTCATTTTAATTTTCCTCCATTTTTTTAATATGCATATATAAAAAACCACCCATAATTGAGTGGCTTTTAACAACCTATTTAGTTTGTAAATCTGATTTTAGATCACTTAATTTTCTATCTGCAATCAAAGCATAATCAGCCAATATATCAGCCAAAGGTAGCAACCTGTTTTTCTCATGATAGGCTAAATTTATATCGTCAAAAGACTTTGTGAAAAAATCCTGTATCTGAAAAACTATGAATTTTAACTTTTCGGTATCACTTTGAATGTCATCTACTTTATCTATTATATTTACTGTTGTCATTTTATATACCCCCTACACACAAGCAACTTCGCTTAAGAATTTATTTACAAAATATATCTGCCCTTTACCGGTTACTTTTGGCGTTGAGGTTGTCCTGATTGAGCCATCCGGGTTATTGATTGTCCTTTTTTTAACTTCCATGACACCTAAATCCATTGAATATTGTGTAGGTAGATTGTAGTTTTCTCCTTTTTGCTTGATTAAATAGCCGTTATCTCTTAGCCAGCCAAAAAGTCTATTTTGTCCTATATCTACGCCTTTTTGCTTTAAATACTTTGATAATTCACCGACAAGTATCGAGCTTTCAGATGTTTCCACAGTTTCAGCAAATAGCACTTTTGGCTTTTGTAGTTGTAATTGTTCGTCTTTTGTTTTTATGCTTGTAGTCAATTTTGCTATCGTTTCATCTGCAATCCTCAAGGCTCTTGCCATTATCTTTTCCGGAGAATTAAATTCCTTTTCTACTGATATAAAATACTGTCTTGCCTGTTTTCCTTTTTCATTTCTTTGTATCATAGCAAGCTCTTTTGCCATATCAAGTTTTATAGCATGGTCAATTTTTTCTTGATACCCTCCATTTGCTATTAGACATTTTTGACTAACTGTAGCAAAATCAACACTTTCAGTAAATCCATACTCAATCATTCTGTCAAACCATTTTTTATAATCTGTTCCTAATTCTAAAAACTTATGCAATTCTCTACCGCTAACAATCACTTCGCCTTTTTCGTTTGTATCAACTTTTATCAATTCATTCATACTAAATCTCCTTTCAATTTCTTGAAAGAAGTAATTTTCTATGATATAATTACATAAGAAAGATACTTCTTTCGGGTATAGAGCGTTTCAGACTACCAATCAACAAACGCTCTATTTTTATTTCTTTATTTCATCATAAATTTTTTTTACTCCAGATACTACAACATCTACCCGTGGTTGTTTTAAAATTTCAGAACATTCGTTCAGCATATCAATTTCTTTTTTTGACATTCTAAACCCTATTTTTTCTGTTCTTGGATTGTCAGTAGGTCTGCCCATTTTTTTATTTTCTTTTTCCATCACCTTGTCCTTTCTCTTGCTCTATGATATAATAATGCCACCAGTAGGGGGAGCAAGTCCCCTTGATGGCTTTTGTTTGGTTAGAAGTCTTATTTGATTAAGGCTTCTATTTTTTTGATTGTTTCTTCGTTTACTTTGTCATCTCTTAGTATTTGGATTATCATTTTAACGAATATTTTTAGTTGTTCGTTTGTCATTCCTTCCATTTTTTCTCCTTTCTCTTGCTCTGACTTGTAAGGTATCCCCTTACTGTGATTATATTATATAATATGGTCGACCAAAAGTCAATAGTTTTTTTAAAATTTTTTATAAAAAAGACGCCTTATACAGACGTGTTTTTTGTATGCTCCTACTAAGCTTTATTTACAATAGGTCTTTTAGTAGCCTTGTTGTAATCCACTTTTAAAAGCCCTAAAGCTGCTAAATCTCTTAATTTTACAAAATAGTTGTCGTCTTTATTTATAGCGTTAACCGTAGGCACCTTACCATTACTTTCTATCTTTATTATTTCTACCATCTCATCATCTCCATTTTTCACTTTTTGCTCCGGATATCTTAACACTTCATGCCAACCCTTTTTATACAAATAATACGGCTTTATTTCAATCTCCCTGCCGGTCTGGTCGCCTGCCTTGCCACCAATCGCAGTACCTAATTCATTTACACTTGCTTGTACAACATTACCGTTGCCAACATATACCGCAACATGATAATAAATATTTAGCAAAATGTCGCCCCTTTGCAAGCCACCGCCTGTTCTTGTATTTATTTTGTGTATCACATTTTTAAAACCTGCTCTTCTAAGAGCTTGACTCATGTTGCCTGTATATGTCGCTCCTAAATCTTTAAGAGCAAAACCCGCATTGTCAAACGCCGTAATAGTAAGAGAAGAGCAATCATAATCGCCCTTTTCACCCCAACGATACATCTGGTCGTAGCCATGGTCGTTGTCTTTTGCAATCTTTTCCATGAATTGTACGGCTTTTTCTACTCTTTCATCTATCATCTTTTATACCTCCTATTTTTGAGCATAAAAAAGACACCTTTTGCAGTGTCTTTTAAAATGTGAAAAGCAGTCTTGAAATGACTGCTTTTCTGTCAGCTAGTGACATTGTCTTATATAAAGTCCGTAAAGGGCCTCCAGCTTTTTTGTAATTATATCATTATATAATATTTTAAGTCAACATTACACACCCCCATTTCTAAAATCCTCTTGCCCCAACTCCACATTATCCAATTTGTTTATAATCTGCTCCCTTATCTTACCTTTTCTAATATTTTCAAACCCACTTTTTACAATAAGAGCAGTAAGAACAGGGCCTGAAAATAATACAACCTTATCCAGCGTATCTTTTGCCAAATCAACACTTTTTAAGTTAAAAGACAAGTACATATTTTCAATAAAAACAATAAAAACTAATGCTATTATTAAAAACATCAGTTTTTTGCTTGCTTCAATATATTTCTTATCTCTATTAAATTCTTTTTTGTTATCTTCCGCTTTTAGCTTTTTGTAAGCTTGCAATACCCTTTGTTCCTCTGTCATTTAAACACTCCCTTTGCTATTCATGTTTAATTTTCATACTCTTACACCTGTTAAACAGCTCCGTACCCGTACCGTTACCACCTAAATTGTGATAGCTCTCATATAAGTGCTCAATATTATTTAATTGGCCGGCTGTAATATACTCCTGCTCGGAATAATGCTTGCACACCTGATATAATCTGTCATGCAATAACGCAAGCACGCCGTCCTTTATCAGCTTTTGCTCATCAAGCTCCTTTTTAAACCTCGTAAAAAACCTCCTCCAAGCATAGCCCATCAACGAAAGCACACCCGCAAAAAGCACCCCCAGCCAATACTGCTTAATAAACTCAATCATATTCACCCCCGAAAATAAATAACAAAAAAAGCCCCCCAGCAGAGCCACACAAACATTTAAAAAAACCTCACCAAACTACCTCCCCTTACCTCATATACCTCTTTAATAGGAGTAAGCACACCATTTTCCTTGACATATACCTCTTTGATAGGCACAAGCACACCATTTTCCTTGACATATAAACCTTTTTTATCATCAGGATAACCGGATAAATACACCGCAATTACGCTATTTGCCCCATATCCACTAAATTGCACCCTGCACGACTTTTGCACAGTTGGCACGTGGGCTAACTCCCAATCAGGGCTTGGACGTGTCATAATATACTTGTAGCCGACTTTCTCATCAAATTTTAAATGTGTCCAAACTTTAAGCCCCCGAAAACAATATTTATCATCCGGAAATTTCGGCTTACCGGTTATCGGGTCAATTATAGAACATATATTAAAAGTTATCCTGCGAAAACCATCTCCGTAAAAATTTTTAACTGGCAGCTTTTTGTATGCGGTAGCTCCGTTTATGTCCGTCGGATAACAAAAACAATACTCATTATTTGCATACCCATTTATTGATATTAAACTCTCTATTTCCTTAAGATAGAGGTTCCTTGCTTCACTTTGAGACATACCATTTTCAGCATAATCTATAAGATAAGTCTGTGCGTACTGCTCAAGCAAAAACTCATTTTTTTTATCTAATATTTGGGAAAGAGGCTCCCCAATTACTTCACTAAATACGAAATCAAGAGTATCAGGACTATCACCTATCTGATTTATCAACGGCGAAGAAATAGTAAAATGATCTGTAATATCCTTAATAATAATTTCAGATTCATCTACTATGTCATCAGAACCGGCACTCCCATAATAATACATTGCCTCGATTTGAATTTTGTCCAGATTAATCCCATTAGCCAAATACACACCATAGTCAACATTGCTTTCTGGAATATATTGCATGCTATACTTTCCCAAATAAAAATCAAGACGATTTTTACCCACTAAACTCCTACCCCCTTACAAACACAACATCGCCCTCACCGACGACCCCGGCATCAGGCAAACTGTCATAAACCCCTACATTTCTAAGATTATTGGCGGTATCATCAAGCTTAACAACCTTTTTAAGTTTACCATCAGAAGTGGTATACTCAAAGACTAAACCGGTTTTACCCTTATAAATCTTAGCCTTTCCGCCATCTCCCGCACCCGTACCGGTACCTAGAGTAATAACAGGCACACCCTGCAAATTACCCTCCAAATCCTCAAAATCAATTATCATTTTAGTATACTGATTAACAATCTTAGGCACAGTAACATAAAAATCCGCAACATATACAGGTCTTTCAACCCCGTTAAAAATAGCCACGGCACCATCAGGAATATTTGGAGGCTGCAAAGTAAAATATTTATAAGCATCCTCATTAGAGCCAATAGCTGTCCAATAAATAGTTTTCCCGCTAACAGTGGTCAAATTAACCCTTTCAATATCTGATAATTCAGCAGTTATGAACTCTTGTTTCATATCGTGAATGTAAATAAAATTCCAATACTTTCCTAGTTTTCCCCGCCTGCCGTCAAAATTGGTTCTAAGATAATTAACCTCCAGCTCCTCAATCCAAGAATTTACAGCGTGTATAACCTCAGCCTTAATAACCTCTTGCTTAAAAACCTGCGTTATTTGCTGATATACAACCTTTTCAGGCGGAGGAATAACGACATTTTTTGCATCAACATACATATTTACAATATCTTCCGAAAAAGACTTTTCAAGCGTTCCAACCTCAATTACTGACTCAAAACGATTAAAAGGATTATACTCAATAGATAAAACCTTTAATTTAACATCAACATTTATAGTTTCGTCAACGACAGTTATAATATCACCTAGATTGATTTGTGGCTCTTCGACAATCTCAATCTTATACCCCACACCATCATCATTTGTGATTTTTGTTATATTTTTTAGATTATGAGCATATTTAAAGACAGCTCCCTTATCCTCGAAGCTGTCTTTTACAATAACATTAAAATTATCAAAATCAACCCAAACATCATAATCCTTAGCGAGCTTGATTAAAGCCTCACGTCTAGTCATTTCACCATAATTCAAACTCTTTTGCTTATTATTAGTCACTTGGATAACAGGATTAAAACTTGTACCCTCAAGACATTTATAAATAGCCTCAGAAAGCAAATACACACCTTTAAGAGTGTATTTGCCTGACTCATCCTTTTGTACCTTTAAATTAGACTCATTAAGTTCATATGATATATGCTCAGCGTAAATACTTTGAATATTTTTATTCACACCCTCCAGCTCCGCCGTATGCACTTTAAAGCTTTGATTATCAACAGTTAAAACATCACCCCTTTGAGCCTGCTCACCCACCAGCTGTAAATTTAAAGTGTAAGCGTCATTGTAGACCTTTTTTATTTTAGCATCAATTATATTATTCATAATTTACACCCTTTAGAAACATTTTATTTTTACAATTATATTTCCAAAAAAGCATCATCGGTTAATCTAATATATTTTTTACCTCTTATTTTTAGAAAAACGCAGCTGCGTGTTCCTAATCCACTTACCTGTTTTACTCCTTCAATCCTTTTTGATAAATTTATTTTTTTTGTTGGAGGATTAATGTAAACGTCATCTTGACATTCAAACATATCTGATAGAATAAATTTATTATCAAAAAAGAATAAACCGTATTCTTTAGCTATCAAACCAAATTCAAAGTTATTTCCATTAATCTGAAAATCCATAAAAGTAGTAATTACTTTACCATATTTAGTTTTACATAATGAAAATAGCGGTTTGTCTCTTGGGATCCCATCTGACATCGGAGGTAAAAGAACAGTAAAAAAAATACCTTGTTCTAAAGTAAGAATTTTTATAGATGTTTCTTCCAATATAGTTTCATCCGATAATGATAAGCCTTCCTGACTCTCTACTCCATGGGAGCATGTTATATTGAAGCTGGGAAAATCTTTGTATTTCATCTCATAACACGCTTTTAATCCTGTCCCTGTCACTCCTACTTGAGAAAGTCCGGCAGTATTTTTAATATTCTCAACATTTTTTTGAAAATTAACAGCGTTAGCATTAATATCATTAGTATTCATTGGCTCTAGCGTTATCTGCTTAAACTCAGGCTCTTCTATTTTAGCCTCATCAATGTCTAAAACCTCAATTTTAATTTGATTGCTTGACTCTTTTTTACTATTTTTTAATATTTGTCCATTCAAAGTCAATTCGTATTTATCCATAAACCCTCCTAAACACTTTCAAAATCAACAGTTACCACCTCATAAAATCTATACTTTTCCTTAGGCTTAAAATCAATTACTACCATTTCCCTCGCTGCATCTCCCTCAAGCTCCAGTGTACCTTGTCCTGTAAGCCATGATTTTAATTCATTTATCTTAGTAATCCTTTGAGCAACTGAGCCTCTTACTAAAATATCAATCTCACAAGGCACACTTTCAAAACCATCACAGCGTTTTATATCACCATGCCTACCGGGAATTTCAACCCTTATAAACTTCGGTTTTTCATAAAGCGGGTAAGTCACTATGTCAAAAATTAAATCATATTTTAAACTTGAAATCCCTTTAAATTTAAACTCCAACTAAGCCTCGCCCCCTCTTAGCTCTTTGCATTTCTTCTTTTATAGCCTTTTTAACCTGTTCAACAATTTTTGTTATATCATCATCATTTCTAACAGACGTGTTATTGATATTTATTGAAATGAACGTATCCCCGCTATGAATAAAATCTTTTAATTTGCTTAAAGGTAGTATAGCCTCTGCTCCGGCTTCACCCACACCATGAAAACCTTTAGCACCCGCAAAAATTGTAGGCGATGTAAAAATCCCCCCGTCTTTATGCCAATTGATATTAAATTTTGGTACACTTGGAGGATTTATTGAAAAGCCACCTGTAAAACTAAAGTGAGGTAATTTAATTTTAGGCAGCTTAATTTCAGGTAATTTCAAATTACCAAAGAAACCCTTAATTTTATCCAGTCCGTCAGATACAAGTTTTTTAGCATCTGAAATTTTATCCCTTATACTTTTCTTAGTATTTTCAAAAGCATTACCCGCCTTAGTTGCAATATCATTAAATTTAGATGTAGCATCATTTTTCATGTTAGTAATAAAGCCACCGACAGATTTTTGTATACTACCCCATTTTTCGGACGCTCCTGCCTTTAAGTTATCCCAACCATCACAAATACTTTTACCGGCACTATTCCAAGCACCCTTTATAAACTCTCCTGCCTGCGATGCCTTTTCTTTTATAGTATCCCAGTTTTTATAAAGAATTACACCTACAGCAACTAGACCACCAATGATAGCAATTGCTGCACCGATAGGCCCACTTAAAAAAGTTAAAGCACCTGCTAAAACTCCACTGGCACCACCGGCAGCAGAAAATCCGGCTATAACAGAACCGATTGCAGTTGAAATTGCTCCAATGGTTGTTATAAGACCGCCTAAAGCTAAAAGCACAGGACTGACCGCAGCAGTAATTAAAATAAATTTAGCAATAAAATCTTGAGTTTCCGGACTCAAATTAGAAAACCAATCAGCTAAACCCGATATAGCCTCTGATACTGATATAACTACCGGAAGTAAATCCTGACCTAATTTTATTCCAGCATTTTTCACATCATTTAAAGATTTTTTCATTTTTTGCCCGGGAGTATCATTCATTTTTTTAAAAGCATCATCTAATGCAGTTGTGTTGGTCTGCATATCTTGCATTGTGAGATTATATTTATTTAATCCGGTATCAGACGTGAGCATCAGCATAGCGTTTAACCCTTCAACAGAGCCAAACATCGTGGCAAAAGCTCCAACCTGTGAATCAGTAGCCCCCTCAAGACTTTTCATTTGAGCATCTATTTCTTTAAACGTTGAGTTTAAAGCTTTATACTCATCAGAGCCTTTTTTCCCTGCTTTTTCCAGCTCGCTCATTTGTGTAGTTACTTGTACTTGTTTATTAAATAATTCCACATAAGCGGGTGCGGCTTGCTCTAGCTTTGTTCTCATATCTCCTAGAAATCCCATCCAGCCTTTAGCCTTTATTGCTGAGGCTGAAAAATCTAAACCTAGAGCCTCCGCAGTTTCGGATGCTTCTTTTGTAGGTTTAATGACATTTGACATAGCAGCTTTAAGTCCGCTTACAGATTCTGATGTAGCTAAGCCTTGAGCTGTTGTTACAGCTAATGAAGAAAATAATTCATCAGTGCTTACACCCAAAGCAGCCGCTAAAGGTGTAATTTTACCTATAGAACCGGCAAGCTCTCCAAATGACGTTTTACCTTGATTTTGAGTAATAAGCATCTGATTAGCTATTTTTTCAGCCTCACTACTAGCCATACCATAAGAATTAAGCACTGTTGTTAAGCCGTTTACAGCAGTCTCTGCATCTGTAAATCCCCCTCTTGCAGCTTTCGTTGCTACACCCAAAAAATTTACAGCCTCTGCAGTATCAACAGACCCCGATATTGCCTGATACAGACCTTCATTCAAATCAGATGCTGATTGTCCAGTTTCCTTTGATAATGCTAAAACTCCGTCCTTTAAATCTTCTAAAGACGTGTTCGTAGTATCAGCGATAGTTTCTACCTTTGCAAAGCTGTCTTCAAAGTCAGTAGCCATCTTAACAGCTCCAACACTTACCCCGGCGGCAGCGGCAGATATCGGTTTCATTTTGTCGCCTGCCGATTTAAATTTCTCTCCTACACCGGTTGCTGAGTTTCCGAACTCTTCAAACTTGCTTTTTGACTTGTCCAGCTCTTTTTGTAAGTCCTTTAATTCTTTTGTGGTAGTTTCTATGTCCCTGTTTATAGCTCTGTAGTTATCAGCACCAATTTCGCCATTTTCAAATGCTTTTTTAGTTTCCTCTTGCTTTTGCTTTAAAAGGTCTAGTTTTTTTCTAGTTTGCTCTGTAGCATCACCCAGTACAGCTTGTTTTTGTGCTGCAAGCTCAACATTTTTAGGGTCCAGCTTTAAAGCCTCATTTATTTGCTTTAGTTCATTTTTTGTTTTGTCTGAAGATTTTCCAATTTCGTCCAAATCTTTATTTATTACATTTAACTTTGCACTATTTTGAGAAATATTAGAAAGCTCTTTACTAAAGCTTTTTAACTGATTTTCAGCAGTTATAATATCTCTAGTCAGTGCATCAAATTCCGATTGGCTTATATTGCCTTTTGCCAGTTGGTCTTGTGCTTGCTTATAAGCTATTTTAAGAGCATCAATTTTTTTCTTAGTATTTTGTATCTGCTCACCCAATACCCTTTGCTTTTGAGCTATCAAATCCGAGTTACCCGGATTAAATTTTAAAGATTTATTAATGCTTTTTAATTCATTATTTAAATCTCTACTAGTTTTATTTACACCCTTTAATGCCTTTTCAAGTTTTGTAGTATTACCGCCAATTTCAATAGTTATGCCCTTTATATTTCCAGCCACGTTTTACCTCCTTCCTTTAAAGCTTTTCAAAGAAAAAAGCACCCTTACGAGTGCTTAAAATCTATCCATATCAGCCTGCGTAGCAAGTCTGACAGTGTCTTTTTCTTTTTTCTCTTTATTTTCTAGATTATACATTTCGTTATAAGTTACAGCATAGTCTACAAGCTGTCCTATAGTAAGATTTTCAAAATCTTTAAGAGTTAAACCCCTTGCGATAGCTCCGGTCATAATTTCATCAGTACTTACACAGTAGTCTGTTCCAGTTTCGGAAACATCTTCATTAGCTTTTTTTTTGAAACAAAAGAATTTATGAAAATTGGTGCAAGCTCCTTGATGCTATCAATAATATCAAAATCTTCTATATCAGCAAAAAATAATTCAGGCTCTTTAATTTCACTATCATTAGCTTTTGCCATTGCCCAAATTATATTCATTATTTCTGTAATTTCCAAAGAATTTAGCTGTTCTACTATATCCGCCAAATTTTCTAAATCTAAATTGTCAAAAGTCATTTCATTTTTTTCAAATTTAGCATAAGGTGATATCCCTCTAATAATTTCAGATATTAGAGGGATTGCCTTTTGTACCAAATCATAACCAAACTGATTTTTAAAGATATAAGACAAATTGGCATTACTTGAAAATGTAATCTCTTTTTCTCCAAATTTCAATGTTTTTTTCATAATTCTATACCCCAGCTACAGGTGTTGGCATATAAGGAGAGGTCATAAAAGTGTCATATCCGGTTTTACCCTTTTCCAATTTTGCCTTGATTAATCCGTCTTTTAGCGTTGCCATAGCTTTAAGACTAAGCTTATCAGTCTTAGGCTCAATCTTTTCTTTTTTAGTTTCACCTTCAACGTCAGGCCTGCTGACAGAGCATTTATAAAGTATGTGTCTTACCTGATTTACATCTCCGTCTATTTCAAAAGCTATAGCAAAGTTTTTGGATTTAACCTCAGTTGATTCAACTATAGCTCCGTTTTTGTCTTTAATAAATCCAAGAATAGCAGTTTCAAATTCTTCAGGAATTTTAGCAATCTCTAAATCACCATCATAACCGTTGTTTGAGTATTCACCCCAGTAAACAACATCATCGGCATAAAATTCATTACTATCTCCGCTTGCTTTCATACTTAAGCTTACCGCTCCTTGTATTGGTATAGCTTTATCATATGTTATTTTTTCGCTTGTATCCTCAGTTATTGGGAATACATGAATATTTTTTAACCCATATTTAACCTTATTAGCCATAAAATTCTCCTTTTTTTTTAAATATAATATCTAATCAAAATAATATCTTCGTCTGAAATATAAATATCTGCGGACTTTTCCCAAGGAATTTCGTTAGCATCTAACAAATCCTCAATTTTACCTTCATTTTCAAAATCCTTAGCTTCAGAGTAAAGCTCAATATAATTTGAATTATTTTTTTTAAAAACTTTGTTATCTGCAAAAAAGTTATTGCTACCACTTTGCATAAAAACAATAAAAGGAAGCTTCGGCTTACTCTTAAATCTCCCATAAGCTACAGGCAACCCAAGACTTTTTAATAACTTGTTTAAATCAGAGTTTTTCAATTTCTTGTTTCACTTCCTTTTCAAAGTTTTTTATTGCTTTTTCCTCAGCTTGCTTTATATGTGGAAAAGCTCTAGTTCTGCCACCTTTTCTAGTAGCATGACCATTTTCCAGTAAATGTGTTAATCTATAGTTTTTATCATTGTGTACAATGTTTGAATAACTTACAGAATTTGAGTTCTTTTTTGAAGTCCATGTTTTAGCGTAGTTTCCGGACTTTTTTGGAGATGTACTTTTAAGCTCCTTTACAGTCCCTTTGGCAACCTTATCACTTTTAGTTTTTAAAACCCCCTTGACTTGACTCCCATATTTAACAAAAGCATTTTCAATTTCTTTTTCTAAATCAATCATCGCACACCTCTTAACGTTGCCTTTATTTCCAACAGTTCATTTTTAAAGCCTATGTTATCAACATTTTCAATATCATAAGCGTTACCGTCAAAAATAATTTGCATATCACTAGTAATATGCACTCCGGCTCTCACAATGAATTTAACAGTTTTTTTATCAGTTCTTTGCCTTGCAAGCTCATATTCACTGCCAAAAAGACTTTTTGCAGCTGCAAATAATTTATATTTATCCTTCCATGTCTCAGCTTCAATGCCGTTTTCGTCTTGTATAACAGTTTTTTCTTGAATTATAAAAGGAGTATCAAACACTCGATTAACATCATTAAATAGCTGTTGCTTATTTTTCATATGCTTTCACTCCTTCTTGAAATTGAAGCCTTAAAATTTCACTTTTAAAATTATCTTCAAAACATTCAAGTGCGTTATTATAAGCATAACGAATTCTATTTTTAAGCAATTCTTTTTGTTCCAAGTCTACATCAAAATCAATCTCAACACCCATCAGACTGTTAATCGCCTTTTTACTTTCTTCAATCATAGACGTCAGTTTTTTATCGATGTCAGCATCTTCCCATGTGATATTTAAATAGTTTTTTATTTCGTCCAGCATAATCTCACCCCTTTAAATTAAAAAGGGATAAGCAATTATGCTATCCCTTTTATTAATTCAATCACATCGTCTTTATTTTTTGCCTTTTTCAGCTCAGCATCTGATATACCTTTTTTTAACGCAAGAGCGTCAAGTTCCTTGCGAGACATACTGTCAAGGTCTACCTCATCATTTATCACCTCGACCCAATCCTTACCGCCTCTAGTGATTATTTCATTATATCTTTTTTCTGATACCTCAAAAACTTCGGTGTCAGTGCCCGGCTTTCTTAAAACATTCTCAAGGTAGTCATTAAATATTATTTTAGCTCTTACTTTCATAGCTTACCTCCTAAACTCCGGGTGTTTCAACTTCCAAAGCAGGAACATCTACACCTTTCACACCGGTGATATCTACTACAAAGAAAGCATCTTTATTTTTAGCCATGCCGTTGGCATACATCTTTGCAATGTAAAGTGTAGCATCTTCTATAGCTAAAGTTTCCTCATATTTGTCAATTCTCATGTTTCCGCTTACCATCAAGATATAGTTCTTAGGGTCTCCAACTATTAGCTTATCCTTAGGCACTGCATAAGATTGTATTATAGTTTCGCCGGTAGCAAGCTTATCATATATAAATTCTCCATTAGCATTTCTAATAACTAAGTTTGAGAATAATTTTGCCCAGTAAGTTTCAGGATTTACAATTATTGAAACGTTCGCACTGTCATTTTTAGATTTAGCAAGAGCAGCTCTTACACCAACTAGAGATTTAGCGTCTAGTGCTGTAAGGGCAATAGTTGGCTTGTCTTGATAAACACCATCTACAGCACCCGATAATTTTTTCATCATACCTATTGGCTGGTCTTTACCGGTACCTTGTACTATACCAAGCTCTAAAGTGTAGCTCATTATTTCAGTTATTAGAGTAATTACATACTCAGCGAGCCAGTTAGGGCCTAGTTCCAACATACCCTTACAGATAGGCACAAAGCCTGAAAGCTTAGAAGCTTGTATATTAACAACATTAAACCCTTCTAGTACCATTTGCTTGATGTCACTGCAAATTTGACCCCAAAAAGCAGTAGCAGTTGTTGATTTAGCATAGATAAATTGTGTTAAAATTTCAGTATTCATAGTGTCTATTTTTGCAAGCAACGGTCTTTGTTCCCTTAGCTTAGCAAAAACATCTTGAATTATAGTTTTTGGAAAAGCCAAATCAAGATTGGTAAACGTCTGTTTTTCAATAACAGCATTAAAATATTTCTTTTCCTCAGTTGTAAGAGGTCTTAGTATACCCCTTTGTACCAAAGCTTTTTCGTCTGCGTTATTTTCAGCCTGAATTTTCAAATAACTTTCCGCTTGAACCATTATACCTTTTTGTAATCCTTCAGTGTAGTTTTTAAAAGCCTCTTTTTGTGCATTTTCATCATCACCTTGTAAAGCATTAAAGAATTCATTTTTTAGAGTATCCATATCCTTTACCATATCCATATTTTCCATGTGTTTGTCTCCTTTAATTAAATTTTAAATTAGCAAAGTTTTTCATAAACCTAATACCATTTGTTATTTCTTGCTCTGTAACCTTTTTATTTTCAGGTTCTTTTTCGGTTTTTAATTCAATGATTTCGTCACATAAACCATTATTAAAGCAATCCTGAGCACTTAGCCATGTCTCACTATCTACCAAGCTATGAAGCTCCTTGGATGTGCCCTTAAATCGTTTTAGATACGTTTGCATAACTATTGAGTTATCTAATTTTTCCAAGGTGTCTGCAACTTCTCTTAAATCATTACAATTTCCATAACCGAAGGTACTGGCACGATGTATCATCATTACAGTATTTTTAGGCATTTTAATTGTTTTCCCGGCCATAGCGATAAGAGATGCACCGCTTGCAGCCAAACCATCAATAATTACAGTGATATCCTTATCTAAGGTGTTCAAGTAATTAAAAATAGCCACACTGGCAAACACGCTGCCACCATAGCTATTTATGTGTAGCTCAACGTTTTTAGTTTCAATTTCATCAAATAAATTTCTCACCCTTTCAGGAAAAATATACTCCCCATCTAAAGGCTCTCCACTCCACCAATCAAGCGGCTGTTCGTCTACAATATCACCATACATATAAACCTTTGTTATATCTTCATCTGTCTTTTTTGCCTCTAGCCTAAAATCAATTTTTTGTTTTTTCAAGATTTTCACCCCCTTTTTTAATTTCCTCTAAGGTTCCCAAGTTTTTAGTAAATAACCTAGTTTTGCCAAGTTCACCTCCAATTTCCTCCATATCAAGTAATTTTCTGTTATCATCAAGAGAATTCACTCCGTTTCTACTTAACAAATCAATAACCACAGCCATATCCTTTAGAGATATTTCCTTTATCCTTGATATATCAACCTTCATATAGCTTTTCTCAAGATATGCACTTTTACCATAAAGCTTGCGGTTTATCTCAGCTTCAATAATATCTTTAATCGGTTTAATACCAACCATTAGCGTATAATCTAAGCTATTATTTAAATCAGAAAAATCACCCTTCAAAAGCTTAGGCGAAAGCTGAAAAGCTATAGCGACATAATCAAACATATCATCAATCAAGCTTCTAATATCCCTTGAGTCCGAGCCATTTTTATAAGTCTGATTAGTTAAGTCATTATATTTTAATCCATTTGTAAGAGGCAATAACGCAGCATCCTCCGCCTTGAAAAAGGTTTTGAAATTTTCCTTCAGCAATTTGTCTAATTCCTCTTGAGCCTTTGGGGTTTGAGGATAATTGACTGGAATTTCTAACGTCCCACGTCTTGCGTTACTCCTTTTATAAGTATTTTTTGAATATTCAATTAATTTTCCGTAATCTTCAAAAAGCCCATTTATGACATCTGACATTTTCTTATTGTGTAAAGTCAAATAAAAAACCTCAGACTCTTTAAAAACCTTGTTCATACTCAAATCACCTATCATAATATTTGAATATGTACTTTCAGTAAAAGCTCTTTGAGTCCTTGTAAATTCATCTGCAATATAAAACATAGCCCCCTGTTGCAAAATCAAGCATTCATTTTTGTAAATTAAATTATAGATAACCTTTCTCCAAAAGGTGTTCGCATTTTGATTTATGTTAGGCTCAATATTTAGCAGATAAAAGTTTGAATTTTGAATTTCTTTGCCCTTTTCAAAGGTCTTAAACGTTGCAACTGAAAATATATTTGACATTAAATTTACAGCAGTTTCAACGGCTAAAGCCTTATAATTATATTTAGCCTCTAAAGTGCAATAGTTGTTTAAATCAAGCTTTCCGGTTTCCCTGTTAAAAATCGGAAATAAATTTAAAAACCAGCTAAAAAAACCCATAATTCACCACCTTTCAAAAATTAATAAGTGTAAACACCTAAATTCATAGTATTTCCCTCTACTCCATAATCTTGTAAGTCATCATCAATAAGTGAGTGAAGGAAACAAAAAAAGCCATCAGTTTTACGCTTGATAGGCTCAAGCTTTAAATATGTTACATTTCCTTTTTTATCAACCTCACGCTTAACATTCCATACAAACCAACGCATTAATTTATCATCCTCTAACACTAAGGTTTTATTAGCAAATAACACATCAATCGTTGGAGCCACCTTATTATGCGAGTAACTACCGCTCCTAACCTCTATAATTTCGGGCAGCCCTCGTTTTTGTAAAGCCTCTTTAATCGCTTGTATTCTAAAGCTATCTGCTTTTATTTTGCTAACATAGTAGCCTTGCTTAGCTTGCTCATCAAACCAATCAGCAATTAAATCCGCTGAAATAGTTGGATATTTATATGCAGGTACTATAGTTGCCCAGCCTTTTTTTACACATTCGTCAATATCAATATTAAACTTAGTAAGCTGTAAAGAGGTTTCATGTATAAAGGTATGCTGTCTAAAATATGTTTTGCCCTTATATTTCCATCTAAGACCTACACTTGCAAAGTCTCGCAGGTCAGCAAAGTCTATAGAACCTATACATTCAACGCCCTTTAGGTCTAACCATTCATGACCTTGACAAGCAAAAATCAAATCATCCCACGTACAAACAGTTTTAACCTTTGAAACATAAGGCAAATTCATTCTCTTAGTTATAAAAGCCTCTTTCATGCTCTCATTTTGTAGCATTTCATAGTATTGCGTTTCAATTTCCGTTTTTAAATCAGGACTGAAATCTATCCTCAAATTTGCTTTTTCCCAAAGATAAGGTTTACCAACTTCTTGGATAGTATCAAGCTTAGCTATTATCGGCAAAAAACCCTTATGCTCAATTTCACCGCACAATATCTGCCTTGCCCTTTGCTTGTAATCATCAAGCACACCGTCTCTTACCTCGCCGTCAGTAGTAATATAAATCCTTCTTGGATAAGCAACCTTACCAAGACCGCCGGTAAAAACCTTTATATTTTGATAATTTTCGTATGCGTGCACCTCATCAAAAATCACGCACCCCGGTCTACCCCCGTCCTTAGTGTTTGCATTGGAAGTCTTATATTTTATTTCAGATTTCGTCTTTTTACAACGTATCTTTTGCAAATTGTAATCATAAATCCTTTTTCCCTTTTCTCCCATATCGCTTATAACATCATAGCAATCCTGAAAAGAAGTCCTCGCCTGCTCCTCACTCATGGCCACAATATGTACGTGATATTTTTCCACCCCATAATTTGCCGAAGTCATAAAAAAAGCAAGCGACGATATAAAACCGTTCTTGCCCCAGCCCCTGCCGGCCATTATAAAAATCTGATTAAAAACAAGCCTTAGATTATCGCAATTATCGGCGTTTTTATCATCATCAAAACCGCCCTTATAAAAAAGACCGAAAATAAGGCTCGCATAAAATTTCTGGTCAGGCATAAGCTTAAAAAAATATTTTTCTGTAATTTTTACATACTCTTCAACAATCTCAGGCTTAAAAATCACATTATCACTGTCTAATATCGGCTTTATAAATTTAATCAATTGCTTTTGCTCATTGCAAGTGTAATATTTGCCCTTTTCTACACAATCTATCCACTCCTGTAAATATTCATGATATTTTTTACCCCTCATTTCAAACAACCCTTTTTATTTTTATAACTCATCGTCTATATCGCAGGATTTTATATCAGCACCACGCAAACCAAGCTCACTTAAAATCTTAAGCATTTGAGCATTAGTCTTGTTTAACTCCGCAATACTGTCATTTTTTTTGTATCCCTTTTGACCGCCACCGTTGTTGTATTCAACACTTACTCCCCTTTTTTCAATATCCTCTATCAGATTGTTTTTTATCTGCCACAAAGACACATAATCATCAACAAGAGATATATAAAATTTTTGAGTGGCACCCTTTATCGCTAATTGGGCGATTAAATCATCTTTGATAATACTCTTCTCGTCTTTGATAACACCTTTGTCAACTTTTCTCAACTTTCCCCAACTCTTTTCTTGACTTTCATTACGTTTTTCTCACTTTTATCAATTTTTCTTGACTTTCATTACGTTTTTCTCACTTTTATCAATTTTTCTTAACTTTTATTACGCTTTTGTCAACTTTTATTTTAGTTTTCTCATATTTTATAGTTATACAACCTCCTTTCATATCCCCCCATTATGCGAAAAAGCAATATTTCTCCACTCCAAGGCTACTGCCCCGTTCTCCTGCTTGATAGAAAAAATGATTTTTTTGTCTCCGGGGGTTGTTAATTTTTTATTCAAATTTTTCTTTGTGTATTTCAATTTTTTGTTTATCTTTTCTGTATTTCGATATTCTTTCTGCTTTTTCAGGATGCAGCTTGTTATGACAAATACTGCAAACGCTTATTAAGTTATTGTCAGTCAGTGCAAGCTGCGGGAATTTGTCGTAATGCTTTTTGTGATGTACTGTTGTGGCTTTTGAGTATCTGCCTTTGTGCTTGCACAGTTGGCACTCGAAGTTGTCTCTTTGTAATATTTCTTTTCTCTTGTCTTTCCAAGATTTGGTTTTATAAAATTTCTTGTTGTATTTTTTTAAATAATCCATTTGTATCACCGCTGAAAAGTCAAACACTATTTTAAATTATTTACTATCTCTTGCTCTCTTTGACTGAGCTTGAAAATATAAGCTTCAAGTTCTTCAAGTTCTTCAAGTTCTTCAAGTTCTTCAAGTTCTTCAAGTTCTTCAAGTTCTTTTTGTTTACTTTTAGATATCAAAAAACCACCTCCATATATACCTTTTTTATATTTTCTTTGTTCATCCAACGTTCTTATAAAATGGCACTCGTCTTCTTTTAGCGTGAATTCTCGACCTTTGTTTATTGTCTTTTTTAGCCTGCTAGCCGTTATAATGTCTTTTGGGTATGTATATTTTGGTAATGCCTTTTTATCAGTCTTTTTTTGCGCGTCCTTTATTATTTTTTTTAATTCGCATGAAGTTCTAATCAAGTATTTATCTAAATTAGTAATAAAGGAAGTTTTGACATTTGCTCCATTTTCATATATTATCTCAGAATCTGTTATTATATATTTTTTACCTTTTGTATTTGATGAAAATATTGTCAAAGCTGGGGCAAATAAAAAGAACTTAATATTATTTTTTATATAAAAATCGCATATCTTGGAAAGTATACTGAAAGGCGGGTTATCTATTACAACACAGTTTTCCGAGTAGTCATAATTTTCATAATCTCCACCTGGATAAAAAGGTCTTATTATTTTTTTATCTTGCAGTTTGTATTCTTTTACAACCCAATCTTTTATAGCTTCATACATTTTTGGTGGCGTATAACAATCATCTGTCGTCTTTTTAGGTTTGAATTTTTCTACAAACCCATCATAATCTTCAAATTTTTCTTTTTTTATATTTGTAATCATATTTTTCTCCAACAAAAAAGCACTCCCAAATATTGGAAATGCTTATAAAAAAATTAAAAATATTAAAAAAAACTGTTGACTTTTACGCACCGTAATGATATAATTATATCATCGAAAGGAGGTGAACAAGTGTTAGAGATAATAATAACAGTAGCTAACCTAGTAACAGCGATAATCAATTTGACCACTGCTTACCTGCTGTACAAGTCAGCTACCAAAGGGGAAAAATAATTCCCCTCCCTCGTATGAGGGTTAAGCATATTATACCTCTAACATAAATATTATGCAACTGCTAATACTTATAATATCATTATCAGCTTTAGTACTCGGCATAGCAGCTTTTATTAAAGTAAGAAAGGCTAAGTAACTCATGGATACTAAACAAATCAAGCTTGTACCTAAAAAAGCCGGTAACGGCTATGTGTCAAGCTATACAGTCAACATCTCGGTAACAGAAGCTATGGAATTAGGATTTATCAACGAAGATAAGACTATAAACAAAATAGAAAAGGTTATTACCGGTGACAGCTTGATAATTAGAAAAGCCCCAATTTAAGGGGCTTTTCTTTTATATATGAAAGAAGATATTCCGTTACTGCATATTTTCACACTATCATTATATATCATAAAGTTTTCTCCGGTGTTGCAAGTTTTATAATGACTTTTTGTAATTTAGTTATGTCTTTTATTATCAATTCCGCATTTATCGCAAGGTATGCAATAAATATTTACATTTTGATTTCCTCTACCTTTTCCTATTCTGATATTGCCCTGTTTTGCACTAATTCAGATTTTGTCATATTAAAGAAAACCTCCCAGCTAATTTATAAATAAATTTAGTTTTATATCTGCTGTATGTCGTTCTGTCAGCATCCATTGGATAAGGTTTCCCAAACTGTATATTATCCCATATTCCGCTTCTATATTCTGCCGGTATCTCAAGTAAAGTTTTATCAATTATGTCAATTTCTGTCAAGTATTTTTCTCTTTTTATTACCTTGCTTGCAACTTTATCGCTTATGCCACCGTCTTTTGGAAGTCCATCATAAGAGAATGTGCGTTCTTCTAAAATATCATCAGCCAGACGTTTTAACCTATAATAATCTCTTACCTTCCACAAGGTTATGTGGTATACCTGTCTTGGTAAGATATATTTAGTTCCTTTTATTCTTTGATAATCCCTCAAAACACAATCCCACCCTTAATTTAATACCTCTATTGTCTTATTGTCTTTGATGTTTTTCGTCCCAAGCTCTAAACTTAATTTTTTTCATTTTCCGCCTCAGATATTTTTCATTAGCCATTTAACATCTTTTGCCCATTTATCAGCGTTTGGCGGGCAATATATCCTTGCAATGTCATCTATGCTTTTGCCCTTGTAAAGCTCATTATTTAAAAGCTTTGCAAGATATTGCAATGATTCTTTCTTGCTGTTAAAAGCTCTGTAGCCACCTTTGCCCGTTATACCGAAATAGTTGTAACTGTTTGACAAGCATTTGCCGTAGCCGCTTTCAAGAGCACCTATAGCATAAATCGCTTTATAGTTTATTTTTTCGTTTTGCTCAATCATGTACAAAGTGTAAGCCATATCAGAAAGATAAGTGTCTTTTACTTGCCTGTAAATTTCGTTTTCGCTCATGTTTGATATTTCATAAAAACTCTCACTTGCTTGCACCGGTGATATTTGTAAAAATATAACCAAACAAGTGGCAGCAATGATTTTAAACATTATTCACCTCAATTAATTCTATCTCCACTCTCGGATTTTGCTTGTCGTAAAGCACTCTTGAACCGTCGTGACTTGCAACGATGCTGCAATTGTCGTCGTCAATTACACCCGCCTTTACCAAAATATCGCAGGTAGCCTCAAGCAAATTGACAAGGTCCACCCTGCCTCTTGTAGGCATATAATACACACAGCACATATTGCAAGGCGTGTTCAGCTTCAGCCTTTTATCGCCGGTTATTTGTCTTAGGCAGTCTTTTTGATAAAGCTCAAACTGTTTTGACGGCAATACTTTTGTGTAATTGCCGCATCTTACCACTCTGGAGCTGTTTTTCTTAGTGATTGGTCTGCCGTAAAGCGTCAAATTAATCATAGTCTTTACCTCGCAAATCATTTATTGACATTTGGGCTTTATTGATGTCTTTTAGATAAATTTCTCCGCACATATCCTCTAAGGCCTTGTCTTGGCAAGGCAATTTGCCTAAAGTCTGATTTTTTTGTTGCAAGGTTGAGCAAACCTTGAAATCAAACATTGGACTTTTGCACATCCTGCCGGTTACTTCGTCTACTTGTTCAAATGTTTCAACGGTCAATTTTAGAGTAATATCCCCTTTTTCAAAGTTTTCATTTACCAATTTTTCTGCAAGCTGCTTTATGTGTTTGTCTAAATCTATTAACATTTCCCCAAACAATTCGTGGTTTTCTAAGCTTAATTTTTCCATGATTTACCCCTTTTCAAATATTTAGTTGTTTTGAAATAAAACCCTTTCAAGCTCCTGCTCGCTGATATCAGTCTCGTTGTAGCTAAGCCTTTGTTTTTGTGCACGATTTGCCCGTACATTTTGACTCGGCTTATTTTCTTTAACCTCATAAAGCTGAGGATATCCCGCAATGGTAGAGTATTTAAGGCTCTCAATCCTTGATTTATCATCTTTAAACTCTAAAAGCCTTTTAAATACTTCTGATAAAGATGTCTTAGTCAACTCGTTGCCTTTTTCCTTACGCATTTGAGCATAGTTAAATAAAGCTGTTTTAAGCTCTTGGTTGTTAGTATAGTTAGATATACTGTCTTGGATTTCTTGTATTAAATTTTCATGGTTCAGGTTCTCGCGCGCACGCGCGTTAATAATATAATTATTATTAGTTTTAGTTATGTTATTTAATGGTCGCATATCTGTTGCATAATCGTTGCAAACTGTGTCGCATATCTGTTGCATGACCGTTACATTTTGCGTCGCATTTTGCGTCGCATTTTGCAACGCATTTTGCGTCGCATTTTGCGTCGCATGACTTGAATTTGATATATCTATAAGCTTGTATTTGCAAGCTTTGTTGCCATTTCCCAGCTTAAAATCTATCAATCCTTGTTGTTTTAATATATTTCTGTTTCTAACTATTGTACTTTTATTTAGCCCTGTCATTAATTCAATCGTTTGATTTGCTACTGTAAACCACTCTATCCAAGCACATCTATTGTTTATGAATGCTAAAGCATTCCATAAAGCAATTTGTCCTGTAGATAACGGATTTAGGAGCTGCGAATCGTAAAACGCACTGATTAATTTAAAATAGTTCATGATTAGTCACCTCTTAGCAAATAACTACGCTTTCACCTGTAGCTTTTGCTATCTCTTTTTTTATAACGACTTCGTCACAATTGCTATTAGATAAATGAAGTACGTATATTTTTTTTAGCTTTCTTAAGTCATTAGCCTTTAAAAAACCTAAAGCTGTCTCTAAACTCATATGATTGTTTACAATCCTGTTTCTTAAATTCATGTCCAAAATTTTATCCTTAACATTTTTATCAATAATTGATTTGATGTAGTTGCATTCAATCATAAGATGTGTAACGTCATTAACTTTATAAGGGCTGTATGCTGTATCTGTCATAAAAAGCAGCCTTTGCCCATAAGAGTCAGTAATTATAAAGTTAATAGGTTCCTTAGTGTCATGTATGCTTAAAATTGGTTTTAAATGTGTGTTTTTTATTATTTCATCAACATATATAAAATTACCGTTATGATTAAAAATTTTTGTCCTATGATGCTTTAATACACCCAGCTCTTGTGCTGTGCCTAAACTCATATAACAATCAATGCCGGCTTTTAATAAGTCTTTGACTGACCTAGCATGGTCTTTGTGACTATGAGATATCAGACAAGCGTCTATATCACTTACTTTATAATTTAGCTTTCTTTGTATTTCTTTATAACTGATACCACACTCAATTAAGAGCGTGATATCCGGCGTCTTTAACAAATAACAATTGCCTCGGCTTCCGCTTGCTAAAATTTCAATGTTCATGTAACACCTCTAAAAAGGAGCTTCTATATCGTCATCTGCTGCATCTATAGCTTCTATATCAATTACATTTTTATTATCTATCTTTTCTATGTCTATAACCTCTTTGTTTGCGTTTTGATTTATTTGTTGTTGCAGTTCATCGTCATTTTCTTTTGCTATAGCTTCTTGCATTTGTGTACTTAAAACGCCGTATTTACTTAGTAATAACCTTAATACAGTCTTTGTAGCCATTGCCGAAAAGTCGCTTTGCCAAGGTCCGTTTTTAAATGCCTTTGAAAACCTTTGAGCGTGCGTTGTCATTTCTTGTTTGCTCATATACAAACACTTTTCAAAACCATTTGTCAGCTTAAAGTATGCGAAATATCCTGTCTCATTGTCATTTTTTTTATCGCCTAATATTTCAACGGTACCTGCAAGTCTATTTTCTTTTACCTCTTCACCCTCATACACAGCGCCCGCATTTATATGCTTGTATTGACCGGTACGCATTGCTAACTGTATATATCCCTTGTAGCCTATTTGAAATTGCGGTGCTTTACCATAAGGCACAATATACGCAAAGCCGAGCCCCTTATTTATAGGTAGATTAAGCGTTGCCGCTTTTAAAGCTTCCATGGCTACATCTTTTGGTTCGCACTTTTGTAGATAGCCATCTGAGTTGTAAAGGTCTATCAAAGACGAGATAAAAGCTCCTGCATTCATCTTGAGTGCCTGCTCAAACATTTGATTTATCCCTTTGTTTGCCAGCAGGTTTTTCATTTGATTTATAGGCGTTACCTGTGTGGCTGTTTGTTGCATTTGGTTGTTCATATTATTTACCTCCATTTCTTATATCATCATTCAAAAACTGCTCTTTTTTTGTAATTAACATATTTTTAGCTCCTTTTCTTTGCTCACTTGCAATTTAATCATTTGCGTGTTCATCTTTTTTATATCATTTATGCTTTCTGCATTGTCCACAAATACAGGTACATATTTATCAAGCTTTGTGCTAATTGTTTTTATTATGTCAAGACCTGCATTTATCTTGCCGGCCGAGTTTAAATCGCTGTACGGTACACTGTCTATAGTAGCTTCGCAAGTAGGAATAAGACCTCCGTTTATCTGCTCGTCAAACAGCTTGAATTTTACCGTGTCAAACATTGAGTTGATTTTATCTGTAACTGCATCAGCATAGGCTTTTTCGTAAAGCTCCACTATATATAGATACTTTTGTGCTTCTTCGTAAGTTTTGGCAAGCTCCTTTTCTTCCAGCTCATATTTTTCTATCTGCTGTTTTATGTCCTGATTTATCTTTTGACTTGCCAATTGCTGGTTTATCTCATCCAGCTTTTGTTGTAGCTCCAGCTTTTTCTTTTCGTTTTCTTCGTCAGAGCTTGCTCCTATGTCTGAAAGTTCTTTTTTTACCTTGTCTATTTCTCTTTGCACGTCCGCTGTCTTACTTGACGTGTCAGCAGGCTTTATTTGGCTTTTTTCATCCTTTAAGGTATCATATATCATTTTTAGCTTTTCTTCTTGTTGTAGAGCGTTTTGCAAGGTCATTTTTAAGCTTTCTATTTCACTTGAGCTTTTATTTTTTACTTTTATTAGTTCTTGGCTCTGACTTTCTATATGTTCAAGTTCTTCAGATTTTTTCTCATTAAACTCTTCAATTATTTTTTGTATCTGTTCATTAGGTAGCGTTTGCTTGCAAGTAGGGCATATATTATCACCGCTATATTTTTTCTTTTTAATTTCAACCCACTGTGAGCGCTTTTCTAGAAGCTTTTTTTCTACTGCATCTACTTCTTCTTGGTGCTTTTTTATGTCATATTCGGCTTGTTTTTTGATTTTTTCTGTTTTGTCTATTTCTGATATCATATTTGATAGTTTTTCGTCGATATCTGTTATTTTTTGTCTGTAGTCTTTTTGTGCATTTATGTCTATTTGTGATTTTTGCATTTCAAGCTGTGCAAGCTCACCTGTAAGCTGTCTTATCCTTTGTGCTGTAAGGTTTGTAGGCTCAAGCTCACCTGTTGTGACCTTGAGAGAGCCTAATGTTATATTTTTTTGCATTTCAAGCTCATCAAAGTTGTACTGTCTTATCTGCTTTTGTATTTCGTCAATTCTTATTGGTATTTCTTTTAGTTTTTCGTTTGCTTTTTTTGCTTGAGATTTGTATTTTGCTTTTATCTCGTCTATTGTGTATTTGTCAAGCTCCAGCCTTTCAAAGTCTTTATTTTCATTGCTTATGTCCAACTTGTCACTAATTTCGACAAGTTCGGTTAACAATTTCCTTTTTTCCTCTTTTTTTAGTACCTCGTTGAAGTAAAAAGGATTGCTAAGTAGCTTAAACTCATCTTCTGTTATGATAGAGCCTATTCTGTCTTGATACTCTTTTTTCTTGATTGGTACGTCATTGATATAGTAATCTGTTGCATGACCGGTAAAATCTGCCTTTGTCTGTCCTCGTTTTTTAGTCCATATTTCCTTGTATACCTTTTTGAAGGTGTAATTTACCTCGTCTATTTCAAATACACCCTCTACACTGTGCTCAATGTTCGGTATGGCTTTGCCGTCAGCTCCTATGGTCTTTATCTCAAAGTCAGATCTGTTTTGACTGTCCTTGTCCCATAGCAAATAACTGTATGCATCAAATATAGTGGTCTTGCCTGTAGCGTTGTCGCCTGATATAGTAGTATCATACTTAAAATCTATATTTTTATTTTTTATGCCTTTAAAATTGGTTAATTCAAGGCTTTTAAGCTCTATTTTCAAATGTTCCTCCTGTTATATTTGACATTTTTCAAATTATAGGATATACTCTAAATGACCTCTCTAAATGTGATATTTAGAGTATATCTAGCTTCATTGGAGCTTTTGCAGTCTTATGCAAGAGCTCTTTTCTTTTTTTTCATCGCATCTGACCTCAATAGCATCAGTAATACATAAAACCTCATATTGCCCCCTAGTTATCTTCCTGCCGTCTTCTAACAGCAGGCAGCCATCACGATTAAGCATAACCTCTTTTTTGTAGAGTTTATATTTAATAGACTCTATACAGATGACATCGCCCGCCTTAATATCTTTAAAATTCTTAATAAGTAGCCACCCCCTTATTTAAAAAGTCCCCGAATATAAATCCCCTAAACAATTATATAAATCTTGCATCAAACACTTAAACTCCTCGTCCTCTTTACTATCCACTTCTACGTCCCTTTGAGACTCCAGCCAATCCTCCGTTGCTATAACAAGTGCATTCAGTTCATCTTTAGACAAAGATACCTTTACAGCCTCCACCTTCATTAGAACCCCCCCCATTTTTACATTTTCTTTAAACACTGACTCATAACATACCTGTTAAACTCCTCATTATTTTTGATAAAGTTGTCCTTAAGCCTTTTTTTCCTCTTTAAGCTTTTCATAAATTTAAATAATCTCATCATTACCCCTCACCTTTAATTAACATTTTCATTTCTATTACTCAAATACATAGCATATTCAGCCGAATACAACATATATTTTGATAAAATACCGTTCAATTTCTCGATTTCATCGTCCTTTTGCTGTATGATAAGCTCCAGCCTTTTTCTTTCAAAGGGCGAGAGTCGATACAAGCCCATATATCGCTAGTTCTACAACTATATCTAACGCTGTTCTTTGGTCGCTGTATCTACAATTGGGTTTAGTGTGTATTCTTGGATCTTTATCTTCCCAATCTAAAATACTTACACATTCCTTGCTTAAAAAAATCATTTTGCACCCTCTAGCTACGCATAAGTAATAACAATCATTTTTCCCATATTCGCCTTTACACTTTTTAAAGCCGTAATCTTTGTATGTTTCTATTGGTTTTGTTGGCTTAATCATCAGTTACACCTCTTGTTCATATGTTGCAATAACATTTAACAACCCTTGTACGATATCTGCTGCCACTTCCTCTACTAAATTGTGTTTATCAACTACGTTCGTAATATTAAACACGGTCCCTTCCTTTAAGTATTGTTTCGAAACTTCATTTACTGACTTTAATATTCCTTCCTCTAGTTCCTCTTTGTTATCTACAACCCAATCTGATATATCTTGTTGAATATCTTCTATTGCTTTTGTGTATACAAACTTTGCGTCCTCTAGGTCTAGTGTTTTATCTGTGAATGAAACGTGTGAAGTTGTTTTGTTTATTCTATTTTCTCCTATGGCGACATATTTAATCGTTTCGCTTACATAGTCTATATTTGCTATCGCTCCTGCTCTGATTTCTTCTCCTGTGTTGGTGTTAATTATTTTAAATTCTGGTAATATCATTTGCCTTTGCCCCTTTCTTTTTCGTATCCGTCTTTTATTTTTAGAAGCGGTAATTTAATTAGCGTTTTCTAATTTCTCCATTATTTGCAGGTTTGGTACTTTCTTTGTGTCGCTCTGTTCCATTTTTCATCTCTTTATAGATCACTTTCTTTTACAAAAATTCCGTTTACCATTTTTCCTTTCCTGTCTTTTATTTCGTTGTATGCTTCTGTTATACAGTCTTCGATATTTAAGTTAAATTGCATAGACAGAATCGTTAATACCACGTAGGTGTCGCCTATGCTGTCTATTATCTGTTCTTTCTTGTCTTTATTTATTCCGTTCGCTAATTCTCCTAATTCTTCTATCAACTTAACCATTTGGGCTTTAGGATCCGCCTTGTCAAGTTCTCTATCTTTCGCCCATTGTTTTATTAAAGCTGTTATATCTTCTTTTTCTTTTTCTTTTTCTTCATCTGTAGATACCGAAATATCCGATTTCAGATTGCAAAGCGGGCGGACGTCGCTGCCATAGCACGCGCAGTCCCAGCCCAAGGTACCGTCGGTACCGACGTAGAGGACGTAGTACGAATGAGACGATAAACAACTATAAGGGGTTAAGGCCCACCAGCAATCCGTAGCGTTTGGTATCAGTTCCCTATATTTTCTGTATTCGTCGCAGGTTATTAAGCTTATTAAGTCTTCCACTTCTCCGTAGTCTTTCATTCCGTCGTCGGAAGTTAGATCCCTACTAAATTTAATTAGATCTTCTTCCTTTGCTCCGTTTTCTAATAAAGTTTCGTAGAAGTCTTCATTTAGATAGTTTCTTAATGTTGCTTTGCTCCAATTATTTTCTTTATCTTCATTAAATGGCAGCTCTTTTAAAACGTCTTTAAGTATTACTAAAGTAGCTCCGTTTTCCGCTGCAAGCTTTACCCATTCAAAGCCTGCATACTTAAATACTTGTCCTGCTCTAACCTCTTCTAATTTCATTGTTTTTTATTCCTTTCTTTTATTATTTCTCCTATTCTTGACAGCATATATTCTTTTTCCGCTTCCGTTAGTTTTATTTCTGTTTCTTCTACCGTGTAGCTACAATCCGCGTACTTTTCGTTATACTCTCTAACAAAATTCTTTATGAAGGCCAACCCTACTGTGCTTATTTCGTAGTCTTCGTATGCGTCCGGGTGTTCTTCCAATCTCTGTGTTATATCCGTTTCGTCTATATCTATAGTATGTTTTGTAGTTGCGTAAATCTTTGGTAGTCTGTAATGTTTAAGCTCTTCTAAATTCATTTCCCAAGCTAAATCATCTATAAAATCATCTATATTTTGAAATAATGTATCATTGACCCACATCATATTATTAGTTTTCTTGTACTCTTCAAGTGTGTATGTTTGCTTATCCATAGAAGCTCCTTTCTTATATTTTTATATTTAGGCTATCTTTTTATTTACAGCCAAATTCCCTTGTACTTCTGCCGTCTTTTCTGTGATTGATATTACTTTTACTTCTGCCCCTGCTGCCTTTCCTGCAAGCTCATAGAGTTTTTTTAGAAACTTTTTTGCGTCCATTTTCTTTCGCCTTTCCTTTTCCGCATTTAATGCACATTGTTATATCCTTACTTCTTTTGGCTGCTAATAGGTTTTGTGCGCTTGTCCCTCTGATAAGCTTCCCCTTCTTAAATTCGTGCTTACAGGTCGCTTGGTGAAATTCTCCTTTTATTGACACTTCTAAAATTTCTCCGTCTGTAGCGAATAATATTTTTTTAAATTTGCTCATTTTCAGTTTTAATTCCTTTCAAAATATGAGCTATTACGCCTACCGTCCACCCATTGCCAAGCATTTTGTACCTTTGACTATCACTTATAGGCTTTGCGTCTATTTCTGCGTTTGTGTAGTCGTCCGGTAGTGTTTGTAGTCTTTCGCATTCGATAGGTGTTAATTTCCTTATATATCCTTCCACCAATACTCCGTGTTTGTCCTGGGCTGTAAGTGTATAAAACTTCTGCCCCTCATTGAATCGCTGTCCGTTTTGCCTTTTGTTTACTCTATCCGGTGTTATACAACCGAATAAGTAAAGCCCTGTTTTTGCACCTCTTCCGCCCGCTTGCCCGCATAGTGTAACGGCTTTATCGTGAATGTAATAAATCCTGTTGCCTTGGCTGTCGGTTTTGAAATATCCCACCTTGCCTTTTTCTACTTCTTTTTCAAGGATCTTTAATGTTTTGTCGAATGGTACTATATATTCTTCTAAACACTCATAAATAAAATTGCCGTTCCAACTCATTATTTGCCTTGCTGTCATTGTGATAGCTTTTTCTGGGCTTACTGCTACATAGCTTTTATCTATGTAGTATTGGGCTTTTCTTTTGAACCACTTGCACCAAGTTTCACTAACTGCGAAATCAATATCTGCCTTTTCGTGTACTATATCTTTAAGCATTATTCCTTTATCTTCTGGCTGTTTTATGTTTGGAATGTTGGTCCAATAAAGCCTTTTTCTATTTTGTGCCGATACTAAGTTAGAATTTATTTCTATTGGCTCTACTCCTAAATGTTCGCTAATAATGTTTTGAAATTCCTTTTTCATTCTTACGTTTTCAAGTAAAAATAGAACATTCGGGTTCTTTTCTCTTATTTTCTTTAAGATCTCTACGTATTCAAAAAATAATTTGCTTCTTGGGTCTTCAAAGTTAAGTTGTTTTCCTGCTATTGAAAATCCTTGGCAAGGGCTGCCGCCTAAAAGTAAATCAATTTTGCCGAAATCTATATCCCATTCTTGATAATCTTCTACATTGCCAAGATGAATAATATCCGGGTAATTCTTTTTAGATACTGCTATAGCGTATTTGTCAATTTCGCTTGCGTAGTATTTGTTAATTGGAAGACCTGCCCTTTGCGCTGCAAGCCTTCCTGCACTCGTTCCATCAAATAGACTTAATATATTCATTCTTTCAACCCTCTAAGGCTTACGCTTTTTTAACATTTGCTAAGCTTGCATTATCTCCTACAGCCTCCACATCATTCAGATACATAGCGTATTCAGCTGAATAAGCCATGAACTTCGACAATATCGTCCTTAGCCTCCCAATCTCGGCCTGCTTTTGCTGTATGATAAGCTCCAGCCTTTTTCTTTCAAAAGGCGAAAGCGGATTAACATCATTATCGCCCCTAAACCTCAACAGCTCCTCCCTTGACACCCTCACACCGGAAAGATTATCGACCCTTTTTAGCTTGCCATCGGCAATATATCTTCTGACCGTAACCTCGCTTATATGAAGCTCTTCAGCAAGCTCCTTGACAGTATAAAGAACACCCGACATATCATCACCCGCTTTTTTATAATTATTTTTCTCCTACTATTCAACCATTACCAACCCATGCATCACCAACTGACAAACAATATCTAATGCTGTTCTTATATCTCTATATCTACAATTTGGTTGTGCGTGTATTCTTGGGTCGGTTTCTTCCCAAGGTATGATTTCTAAAAGTTCTTTACTTAAAAATATCATTTTGCAACCTCTAGCTACGCATAAGTAATAACAGCCGTGCTTACCGTATTCCCCCTTGCACTTCTTAAATCCGTAGTCTTCGTATGTTTCTATTGGCTTTGTTGGTTTAATCATTTCTACACCTCTTGTTCATAAGTTGAAATAACATTTAATATTCCTTGTATAATATCTTCTGTAATCTGTGTAACTAACTCATCTTTGTCTACTTCGTCCGTAATATCAAATGTTATTCCGCTTTCTGTGTATTGGTTTAGTGTTTTGTTTGTCGCTTTTAATATGCTTTCTTCTATCTCTTCTTTATTGTTTGTAACCCAATTTGAAATATCTTCTTGAAGATCGCTTGTAGCTTTTGTATATATGAAGCTTGCGTCTTCAAGGTCCATCTCTCCTTCTTCGTCGAATTTTGAATATTTTATAATTTGGTTGGTATAATCAATTATTTTTATTTCCTGTGATTCGTATTCTTCGCCTGTAAAATTGTTAATTATCCTAAATTCTGGTAATATCACTTGACCTTGCCCCTTTCTTTTGTATCAATCTTTTATTTTTAAAAGCGGTAACTTAATTAGCTTTTTCTAATTTCTCCATTATTTGCTTATAGTGTTCTATGGCGTTTGTTGTTAGATTGTTTGTATTAACTAAGAAATCTTCTTCGGAAATTGTTTTTATTTTGCTTATTAAAACTTCGTCAATATAAAACTTGTCTGGTTCGTCTTCATACCATCTTAGAAAGTGGTAGAATCTGTCTTTTCCTTTATTAAGTTTTAGTGATAAGCATTTTTCCTCTTCGTGTTCTTCTTCCTTAAATCCTAATTTTAGTAATTCTTCTTTTGTGGCTTTCTTCATCTTTCCTTGCCCCCTTGTTAGTCTTCTTCTACCTTTTTGTAGTTCCAATCGAAAAAGCTGCATACATATTCGTATAACTCTTTTTCTACTTCCTCTTCTGTTAGATCGTCGTCAAGTTCCAACACGTCTTCCGTAAAGTCTAAATGTGCTATTACTTTATATTTCATTTTCCACCGCCTTTATTTGTAGCCGAAGCCCTCGTATTCGTAGTTGATACTGTCTAAAATTTTTCCGCACTTTTTACAACGAATGTAGACGGTTTCGCCACTTATCCTTTTAAATACTGAATCTTGTACTACTTTTTCTGTTTCTTTATGCTTGCATAAAGCTTGCCTAATAGTGATTATTAGTTTCTTAAATGCTTGTCTTATCTTTGCTGCTAACTTCTTTAAAGATTTTTCCATTGTTTTTGCCCCTTCCTTTTCTTTTGTATCCGTCTATCTTGAAGCAATATATACCGTCGCCCCAATCTTCAACGTAATAACCTTCTTTCTTGTATTTCCTAGTAAGCTTTAATTTTTCTTTAAAGTCTTTATAAGGAATGTATAAAACAGTTTTAAGCCCCATCTTCTTTGCCTATATGCTTTAAAATGTGGGCTATTATATCTACTGCTCCTTTGATGTAGCTTATGCTTTGCTATCAGTTCCTTTTGTTTTCTGGTCGGTCTTTTTTCACTCATAACCTCACCACCTTTCATTTGTGCTATAATCATCTCAAAGGAGGTGATTGCATATGAAGATTCAAATCAAATTTAATGACAACAGCATTTTGACAATTGACGAAACAGATTGCTTAATACCTATTGTAAAAACAGACGCAGGTTCAAGCATAAGCACATTTAAAACACTCGAAAAACATACTCACGAAAATCTGTTGCCCTCAGTACTTGATACTATATTGCACTGCGATTATTTTTGTTTAAGCTCAAATAGACTAACCGCTTATAATGTTAAAAACATAGTATCAATAACTTCAGACTAAAATTTTATAACCCATACGGCTCTTTTGACCTTTTTCAGCTTGTCAGATGAGCCGTACCATTCCAATTCTCTTTTAGCCTTTTCTAAGCTTTTAACCGCCTTTTGATATATAACATCTATTTCATTTTGAAAAGGACTTTTCCTTTTTATCAAGCTCATCAACCCCACCCCTTTCGCTTGAACTACTTTACTAAAACAATACTAATTGCGTCGTCGTTTTGTTGGCTATTTGTCTACCTGTAGGTTAAAAAAATTTCTTTTCTTTCCTCATCATTTAGAGCAAGTATCTGAGATAAAGTGAGCATTTCTTTAACAGTAAAGTCAGTAATGTTATTTATCTTATTCGACAAAGCTTGTCTACTCAACCCTAATTTATTCGCTAAATAACCCATTTTATAGCCGGATTTTTTAATACTATCCTTTAGTTTTTTTGAATTTGTCATATCTCTCCTTTCTGTAGTTTCCTTTTTGGCTACAAAAAGATATTATCACCTTGTTTCTATTTTGTCAACTGCAATTTTAAAAAAAGTTAATTTTAATTGACAAAGCAGAAACACTAATGTATTATATATTTGTAAAGGAAGGTGATTCTATGACAGTATATGAAAGAATCAGGCAATTAAGAGAGCAACTTGGCATGACACAGGAACAACTAGCTTTTAAAGTCGGATACAAATCACGTTCAACAATAAATAAAATAGAAAATGGGCTAAGAGACATAAATCAATCACAAATAGTTGACTTTGCCCAAGCACTAAGCACAACCCCAGCATACCTGATGGGCTGGGAAGAAGAAAAAGACAAAAAACCAATCCCAAAACAAAGACCGGCAAAAACAAGAAGAGTATTAGTACACGGAACTGCATCAGGCGGATACCCAACATACATGGACTCAGATTATATTGACATAGACGACATAGCAGAATTTGAATACGTCGAAGAAAAATATTTCAACGGATTTGACCCGATAGTCGCCATAAAAGTACACGGACAAAGCATGGAACCCGAAGTACATGACGGCGACGTGATAATAGTAAGAATGCAATGTACAGTAGATAACGGAGATATAGCCGTAGTTGCAATAGACAACGAAACAGCAACATTAAAAATAATAAAAAACACAAAAAAAGGCTTAGAGCTCCACCCGATAAACGAAGAGTACGAAACACTCTTTTATACATGGGAACAAGTAAGAGAACTGCCTGTAAGGATAGTAGGTAAACTGTTGGAAGCAAGAAGAAAATTTTAAAATAAATAAAAAACTTAGGAGGAAGCAATGGAAGAAAAAAAACAAAGTAAAGGGAAAAAAATATTAAAAGGAATAGGAATTTTCTTTTTAATAATGATAGTTATAAGTGTCCTTTTCCCAAAAACAGAAGAACCAAACAACCAAACACAAGCAACGCAACAAGAAACAGCACAAGTACAAGAGCCAAAAGAACAAGAACAACCGGAAGCACCAAGCGTTCCAAAAGAATATGAAAACGCACTGAAAAAAGCACAAACATATTCAGATACAATGTATATGTCGAAAAAAGGACTTTATGAGCAATTGACAAGCGAATACGGAGAACAGTTTCCTGCAGAAGCAGCACAATATGCTGTAGATAATGTAAATGCAGACTTTAAAGAAAATGCTCTTAAAAAAGCTAAAACCTATCAAAATGATATGTCCATGTCAAAGCAAGCCATTTATGATCAGCTTGTTTCAGAGTATGGAGAGCAATTCACAGAAGAAGAAGCACAATACGCAATAAATAATTTAGAATAAAAGGGTAGCAATACCCTTTTAAAATACAAAAAAACCGTCAAAAACTACAAGAAAGGAGAGAAAAAGTGAACATAACCTACAGAGAAAAAGACGGCTCAATACAAGCAATAATAAGCTACAAACAAACAGGCAAATGGAAACAAAAATCAAAACAAGGCTTCAAGACAAAAAAACAAGCCAAACAGTGGGCAGAAAAACAACAATACAGCATAATGGAAGACAAACAAAACGGCATAGAAACAAACGAAATGACAATATCCCAAGCACTTGAAATATACCTAAACTACAAGAAAAACATAGTAAAATACAGCTCATACGAAATAATAAAAACAAGACTAAAAATATTAGAACCCATACAAAACATAGAAGTATCAAAAATAAAACCAATCCAAATAACAAACCTCATACAAAGTATGCAAGAAACAGGACATTACTACAAAAACGAAATACAAACAATAAAAACATACTTCGAATTTTGCAAAAAAGAATTAAAAATAATAAAAGAAAACCCCGTCAACATACCAAGAACAAACAAAAAAAGACAAGACAAAAGAATAAAATATATAGACACCGAATTATACCAAACAATACTATCAAACATACAAAACAAAAAAGAAAAACTATTAATCAAAATGATGTACAACACAGGAATGAGGAAAAGCGAACTATTAGGGCTAAAATACGACGACATAAAAGACAGCATAATAACAGTAACAAGACAAAAATACAACGGCACCATAACAACCCTAAAAACACAAAACGGATACAGACAAATACCAATACCACAAAACCTATACAACGAAATAAAACAAATAAAAATAAAAAACATAGACGGCTTCATATTTGACACAACAACAGCAAAAAAAACAGAATACAAGCTGAAAAAATACAACACATCATTCCACTGCTTCAGACACACCTACGCAACAAACCTAGTAGCAAAAAACATAAACCTAAAAGTTGCCAGCGAAATACTAGGAGATAAATTCGAAACATTCGTAAACACATACGTACAAACATCAAAAATCGAGCAAGAAAAAGCATACAAAAAAATAATAAACGAATAA